GCTCTGTACCCCTCCCCCATGACTTTAACGTCACTTGGCAACTGATGAGTCACTTTAGCTACAGATGAGTCACGTTGTAGACTGTTGAGTAACAATGCATACTGTGTAGTCATGTTGCAGTGCAGCAGAGTGAGGGATGGTGTAGGTGCCTACAACGCATACTTGAAAGTGACTATCTATCAGACTATCTATAAAAACACGGTACAGACACTGTTACAAACTGTTACAATTAAACTTGAAGAAAGTAGTTGACAAAGATAAAACAGTGCTACAATACAGTCATGCCAAGCAATAGTGCAAGGCAGTCAACCTCAAAGGTAACACAATGGAAATTCTGATTTACGGCCTTAAGCAAGGCGAAACACGTGATTACATGGAAGATTTATTGGCATGCTTCCCCAAGACTGACAAAGCCGCATTGAACATTGAAAAGGTCAAAGAAGCGGCAAGCGCTCAAGGCTTTCACTCTTTCCGTATTACTGGCTATAATGGTGAAGCTCCTAACTTTACAAAGGCGGTGACTGTATGAAAGCTAAGTATTTGATTCAGATTCAAACCAACAATGCCAACATGGGCGCGACGGGTTGGTTCACGGTTCACGGTGCAATGCGTAAAGATGCAGCCGATACAATAGCCTCTGATTTCCGCCACGCTCGAGCCGTTACCGATACCCGCGCAGTAAGAGTCATAAGCGCTGTCAATTTCACTAAAGAAAATAGCGCATTTAATCGCGCCTCCATGAAAGCCGTAAAATGAAACACAATCAACACATGCAAACCTACACAATCGCGCCTAAAGAGTCGCGCACTCAAGGTGTAATCATCGCCGCTGCTTGCATTGCAGTCTTCGCCCTTTGGGGTGTCTTGTTGGCCTTAGGTGTATAAATTAATGAAAATTAAAAAATTTAAGAATGGTACTTGGACAGTCTTTGATAAAACAGAGACTGCAACGCTTTACATTGTAAAACTGTACCGAGCAAATGGAGACTTAGCGGATAAAGTTGTCTGTGATAGTTACACAATTGCAAGGCACTATTTAAAGTGTTTTAATGCCATAGCAAAAATTATACATAAATGATCATGTAGCGTGTAGGGTTTTAACATGCGGTAGCCGTCCAGTCTGTTAGAATCCTATGCAGTGCAACGTTAACGCACTAAATCCCGCCTGTGATGTACAGGCACACTTCAAAGGTTCAAACCATGTCAAACGATCTTAAAAACCATGTTCAGTCAATCGCCGATAACCTGACAAGCCCACCAAATGAGTGGAATGAAGGGCGTGATGTTGACTCAGAGGGCGAGTTCAGCGCCTTTGACTACCTTCAAGATGCTTTGGACATTGAGTATATTGTCAACGGGAAAGGCGAGTATTTAGGAGCACGTGTCTTGGTAGCCTTTGGTGGGCCTAATATCTGGGTCAACACACGCACAGGCTTTGTTGAGGGTGCATGGTGGGCTGATCGTGCAGAGGCATCATTCAAGGATAATTTAGGCCTTGATGAGGCATTGTCTGAATTGTGGGCTTGCCGTTAATCAAGGGATCTAACATGTCACGCTACGAAGTCCAATTCAAAACCTCCGGCATAGTGGCATTCAGTGCCACTGAACGGGGTATATGCCAGCACTGGTACGAGTGCAACAACTATGGGCCTGAGATGGCCTACTATGACCCTGAGACAGGTGAGATTGTCCCTGATAAGTGGGTCAGGGGTGTCTGTCTTGATTTGTTTAAACTTGTTAAGGTGAAATGATGTCTTGGCCCTTCCCTGCCTTCCCTAATCCACTCGATAAGAACCCTAAAAAGGGTTTGATCGTACCCAAATTCAACCCTGCTAACCATGAGGATGCACCGCTATGAACATAGCTAAAATTGAGGCGTGTTATTACACTGAAGACGCTATAGCGCAGGCTTTAGAGGCTGAACGCTTAGCGTACACCAAAGGCAATGAAGAATTAGCTAATGCTTATGGCTTAATTGCTGAGCTTTTAGAATATAGATTGAAGGCTGAGAATGACCAAGATTAAACAATTTGTATACACTTTGAGAGGCTGTGAATGGTACGGTCTATGCGAGGTTCAGTCTATTGAGTCCCTGCCCTTGATCGTTCGATGCACTGACTTGTACCTTGAAGGGTACAAAGACGATAGCCCTTCTGACATGAGGGACATAGTGGACTATCAACTAGTCCTTGACATTGAAGACATGGTTAGATTGGAGGCTGAGAATGTTTAACAAGTGGGCAGTACTATTGATTGTGTTCTTGGCCTATGCGTTAGGAGGTTATCTTGATACGTTGGCTAATTGAACTATTGTTACCAGTCAAGAAAGCCTATTAAAGGGCTTTAAAGGGGCCTAGAAGGGCCTCAAATGAATCAACTAAGGGCTACATAGCCAGAGGAGTGAATAATGCATTGTGTGATATGTGATAAGAACCTGAAAGACCATGAATCTGTACGTAGGCATGGCATAACAGGGGAGTTCTTAGACCTCTGTGATGGATGTCTGAAAGAGATACCGGGATTGCCTACCAAAGGTGGACAAGGGTTGACTGATGTCTGTGATCCGTTTGAGGACACAGGAGAGGCTGAAGAAGTGGAGTCTGTCAGCGGTAGCGTTACAAACTGTTACAACTTAGATGATGAGGATCATTGACAGTTGACCAACGAGTGGTATAATTTACTATAGAGACTAGGACATTTCATAAATGTTAACCTACTAACAGTTACTTAGTAAGTTATACATTGTATGTCTTAACTCTATAGTCCTTTAAAGTCTATATATGAGGTGTTAGAATGAGTGAATTAGCTATTGACATGATGAACATTGAGGATGATGTCCTACAAGCTGAATGTTGGTATCATTCCGTGATGGATGATGTGGCTAGTCTTATCCGTGCTAACGGCTACGATAAGATCATGTTCGACATACAGTGTGCGCTTGAGCGTATGGAGGCACAAGAATGATTGTCTCTCTGTTTGTTGGTGTCTTAACCTTGATTAAGGTGGTGTTGAAATGAAAGATAACCCGTATAGCTTAACTGTCAATGTTGAGAATGCTACTTGTGTTGTCGAGTTCGATGTTGATCGTTTTGGTGACATCAACTACGAGACATGGGAAGTGTTTTACTGTAAAGACTTTAAACGCAAGACTTTGCAGGTCTTTGAGCCGGGTAAATGGACATTGGTCAATGACTTGATCTCTGACAAGACTTGGGAGTCTATCGAGGATCAGATCAAGGAACAGTGGAAGGATGTAGAGGAACAGCAGAGGGCATATGAAGACCAATACTAGTCGTTTCCTCAGGCACATAGCCTGTGAGCACTGTGGAAGCAAGGACGCAGGAAGTCTATACGATGATGGACACACACACTGCTTTAGTTGTGGTGTCACAGAGCACGAAGGTGCTTATGATGAGCGAACGGTAATGAGGGACTCTGTAGCCCCTACAAAGAAGGTTATTATGGACATCCGAGGACAATGTAAATCAATCCCTGATCGAGGAATCAGTCAGGCAACCTGTGAAAAGTATGGAGTAACAAGCGATGGAGACAAGCAGTATTACCCTTACCATGACGGAGATGGAGCTAGAGTTGCTGTTAAGCAGCGTGATGTACCTAGCAAGTCTTTCTCCATCTCTGGAAACTTCAATGGAGCCACTCTATTCGGTCAGCATCTCTTTCACGCCGGAGGAAAAGCTATCACCATCACAGAAGGAGAACTTGACGCTCTCGCTGCTTTCCAGATGCAAGGGAGCCTATACGCTACAGTGAGTATACGTAACGGTGCTCAGGCTGCTTTGAAGGACTGTAAGGCCAACTATGAGTGGCTGAATAGCTTTGACTCAGTGGTTATCTGCTTCGATGCTGATGAGCCGGGGAAGAAGGCTGCTAAGGAAGTGGCTGAGCTGTTCGGTAACAAGGCCAAGATCATGCAGCATAAGAGTGGACATAAGGATGCTTGTGACTACCTGATTGCAGGAGCTACTAAGGACTTTGTTAACGAGTGGTGGAGGGCTTCTCCTTATGTGCCTGATGGTATTGTTAACGCTGCTGACCTCTGGGAGGAAATCTCCAAGCCAGAGCCGATTGCAGAGGCACAGTACCCTTGGAACGGCTTGAATAAACTCTTGTATGGTATTAGGCCTGCTGAGTTGATCACGGTCACCGCAGGCAGTGGCTTAGGTAAGAGTCAGTTTCTTCGGGAGATTCTGTTCAACCTACTGAAGACAACAACATGGAACATTGGTGGGTTATTCTTGGAAGAGTCAACACGTAAGACAGCACGGAGTATTATGAGCCTCCACGCTAACAAACTGTTACACTTGCCTGATACACCTACCACTGAACAGGAACTTAAAGAGGCATTTGATGCTACTCTCGGAAGTAATCGCATTTACCTGTTTGATCATTTTGGCAGTAGTGATGTTGATAACATTAGCAATAGAATCCGATATATGGCAAAAGCCTGTGATTGTCGGGTTGTGTTCCTTGACCATATTTCTATCGTGGTTAGCGGTCAGGACTTAGGTGATGAGCGTAAGGCTATTGACAACATGATGACCAAGCTACGCACACTGGTGCAAGAGCTGAACATTACCTTGATCTGTGTGAGCCACCTTAAACGTCCCACAGGCAACCAAGGTCATGAGGATGGTGGTAGTGTGTCATTGTCACAGTTGCGAGGCTCGGGAGCCATTGCTCAACTGAGCGATGCAGTGATTACGTTGGAGCGTAACAGCATGGCTGAGAACGAGAGTGATAGGCACTTGACTAAGGTGGCAGTGGCGAAGAACAGGTACAACGGGGAGACTGGCCCTGCTTGTAAGTTGAAGTACAATGGGTATACTGGACGTATGCTCGAAGTTGAAGAGGAGACACTATGAGTAGCGATGGCGGTAAAGGATCAGCACCAAGACCTATTCCTGACCCTCAGAAGTTTAGGGATAACTGGGATCAGATCTTTGGTAAAAAGGATAAGGACAAGAAATGAGCACAGTTAGTGGGTTAGACATAGCTAACAACATTGAAAAAGAGTGGCGTGTAAAATGCGACACCTATATTAGTTTGCTAGACGCTAACGCAAAAGAGTTGGATCAAGCAATGGAACTTTTACGCCGTGCTGAAACAGAGATGCGTTATGCCGGGTGGAATCGGCTACTGACAGACAACTATGCTCGCAAAGACATCTACGATGACATCAAGGAGTTTCTGAAATGAGTAAGATTGAGCCGCTAAATTCAAAGTGGGATGCAATTACAGCCTTGACTTGCGCCCTTGATGAAACCGAGCCAAACGAGCAGGTTATTGTGGTTGTTCGTAAGAGAGACGGAACTCGTTGTAAATACGCAGCCAACATAACCAACCTCGAAGTGCTTTGGGAGTCGTCTCTTCTGCAAAACGAAGTTGTATCAGGGGGTTTTCTAAAATGAGTGGAGATCACAATACATATCAAAAGTGGCGTGAAGCAGAGGCTTATGCCGTTCCTATGACACCCGAAGGTGTTAAAAGTTCGCAAGAAAGGTGGAGAGGTTTTAACCAAGGCTATAAACAAGCCATAAAAGACTGTGTTGATCTGTTAATGGTACAGCACGAAGCTGCAAAGGGAGCACATAATTACTGGCACGTTGCAGCTAACTTGATTGAAGCAGAATATGGAGTTCACAGTGACGATTGAGCATCTAATCGTAGGGGCTACCGGAGTAGGATACCTGATCGTAGGTGTGCTACAATGGAGCAAGGGAGAGATCTCTAACGGGATGATCTGGACTGGCTATGCCTTTGCACAGATAGGATTGTGGCTTAACATCAAATAAGGCTTGTATGCGTATTGTCTTGGATATTGAGACAAACCTAGCACATGACAAGATTCATGTAGCTGTAACCAAAGACATTGACACCGGAGAAGTAAGAACATGGAAAGTAGCCGACAACCTGCGGGAGTATTTAAAGGGCGTGTCGTTGATAGTCATGCACAACGGCATAAGTTTCGATGCACCAGTATTGAATCGCTTATGGAAGACGAAGATTCGTTTGAGTCAAGTGTACGATACATTGATAGTAAGTCGTCTTTTAGACCCG